GGACATTGCTTTGCATCCTTTACGGTCAAGGCTCCCATCTTTGTAGCTAGGCAGCTAGTCAAGCATAAGTTCCTACGTTGGAATGAGGTAAGCCGTAGGTATGTTGACAGTAACCCTGAGTTCTACGAACCCCAGTGGCGCAGCCGTGCGGATAACGTCAAGCAGGGATCAGGTGGCCCAGTGGAAATTAGTCTGGATGCAGAGATGTTGTATCACGCTACGATACGCAATGCCCTGTCTACCTATGACAGTCTGCTAGAGGATGGTGTAGCCCCTGAGCAAGCACGTATGGTACTGCCTCAAAACATGATGACTGAGTGGTGGTGGAGTGGTAGCCTCGATGCTTGGGCAGACATGTGCAAGCTACGTTGTTCATCTGACACACAGGCTGAGACACAAGAGGTAGCCAAGAAGATTAGTGTGCAGATGCATACGCTGTTCCCTGCATCTTGGGACGCACTGGCTAGGGCAAGGTAGTGACCGTAGGAGAGTTCATACCCTACATCATAGCCCAGTCTGTCGTGCTAGGTAGTATAGCGTTTATACCGTGTTGGGTAATATTCTTAATAGTAATGCAAATAAGGAAAAGTAATGCAAGGAAACATAAAAGGCGCAATTAAGGCTGCTGGAATAGTAGCACTCTTAATAGCACTCCCGCCAGTGCTAATAGCTATGACGTATGACGAATACCCAAAATATTGCAAGTTATCTATCTTGCTACCTTGTATAGGAGTAGAGAATGAGTGGTGAAATTAAAATAACAGATATAGAAGAACACGAAGATGGTAGTGCTACGTTACAAGTAGAGTGTGACCCAGAAACCTTTATGGCTATTTTTGACCTAGGGTTTGTGACATTAGTAAAGGCTGGCTTGGAAAAGGAGTACAAGAATGAATTATGATATGACAAACGAAGAGACGGCACACTATGTTGCTGCCAGCTATGGCAACCCTGAGAAGTACGAGGATTTGTACCAAGAGGCTTGGGTAGCCATCCTAGAGGCAGAGGACAAGGGCTTAGATAGAAAGGGTGTATACTGGCATGTGAAGCCCCATGTGAGCCGATACTACAACTACCGTGACCGTGTGGTGCCACTACCACCCAGAGGCGGCTCTAAGAGCTTGCTAGAGGGCCATGAGATTGAGTACGACATAAAAGATTACATGTCTATCTCACCAGACCATGCGGAAGCCTATGAGCTAAAACGGGAAGTAGATTTTATGCTAAAAAATATGGCAGAAGGACTTGCCCCGCAAGACAGAAAAGTGCTAGAAGAGATACACTACAAAGGCAAGAGCTACAGGGATCTGGCAAAAGAACGTGGTTACAGTCACGCATGGTGGCAAAAATATCACACTCAGCTTTTAAATAAGCTAAAAAGTTTACAGGACCCAAATTAAGTACCATATATAAAAGTAACCTCTTTACTACTATTACTACTACAAAAGGAAAACTAAAGTATGTCAGAGAAAGCACATCAACCATGTCCATATGTCGATTGTGAATCGTCAGATGCCTTTAGTTATAATACTAATGGTTATGGCCGCTGTCATAGTTGTGAGAGGGGATACCCGTCAAAAGATGCTATACAACCTTGGGCAAAGGAGAGATACCCCACCGTGGAAAAAGATGGATATAATGATCTTAGGTCTATGTTGTCTAATACAGGCACCCCTGTAGTGGAAACTAAAGGTACGTTTAAAGAGATGCGGGGCATCCAGTCACGCACTATGGAAGAGTATGGCGTTTACACATTCAGCGACACACAAGAATACATCTACCCCTCTGGGGGAAAGAAAGTCAGAGTAGTATCTGATAAGAAGTTCTTTACTAAGGATGGCTTCAAGGGTGACGAACTGTTTGGTATGAACCTGTTTCCAGCAGGTAGTAGTAAATTTGTCACAATTACTGAGGGTGAGCTAGATGCCATGTCAGTGTGGCAGATGATTAAATCACAATACACTACTCCTGTCGTGTCTCTACCATCAGCAACCCCGTCAAAGAAGCTGTGGGAGAATTGCAAAGAGTGGTTAGACAGCTTTGAGAAGATTATTCTGTCTGTCGATACAGATGATGCTGGCAACGCTATAGCTGACCGTATGGCTCGCCTGTTTCCTAACAAGGTCTACCGTGTAGATCATGGCAAATACAAGGACGCAAACGATTTCCTACAGGCTGGTGCAGCACAACAGTTTAAGAACGTCTGGTGGAAGCCTATCAAGCACACACCAGAGAATGTTATCAATACCGCTGACCAGTTTCTAAAGATGTATGACGAAACACCAGAGCATGTCTACGTGCCTACAGGTATACAGGCACTGGATGACAAGATCTTAGGGCTTATGCAGGGTCACTTTACTATGTTCAAGGCCCCCACAGGAATTGGTAAGACTGAGCTTATGCGTTACCTAGAGTATCAGATGCTACAGCGTAACATTCCTATTGCTACTTGGCACCTAGAGGAAACAAAGTTGCGTTCACTCTTAGGTCTTGCGTCATACGAGATGAATGACAATGTAACAAGGCGTGACCTTATCGAAGAGAAGGGATTAGATGCAGAGGTGCGTGGTGCCATTGTAAAGCTAACCAAGGATGAAAACCTGTATCAATTCTACTTACAGGACGGACAGGGAGCCGACGAATTATGCGACCAGATACGCTTTTTCAGTCAGGCATGTGATTGCAAGTTTGTCTTTTTCGAGCCAATTCAAGATGTTATCAGTGGTTCGAGTGAGGACAGCAAGGAGCAGCAGCTTGCAGACCTGTCCGTCCGTCTGTCAAAGTTGGCAGCGGAGCTTAACATTGGTATTGTGTCAATCGGTCACACTAACGAAAACGGTGATTTTAAGTATTGCAAGATGATTGGTCAACGTGCTAGTGTTATCATAGATTTGTACCGTGACAAGGAGTCAGAAGATTTGGAAGAGAGAAACACAACGTATCTCAAGATTGAAAAGAACCGCCCATCCTCAGAAGAGGGATCAGCAGGGCGAATGAGGTTCAACTACGATACATTTACATTGAGGGAGATCCTGTAGTGGAATATGACCTGTTTGGCAACCCTATAACAGCCATACGAAGTGATGGACTTGGTAAAGAGTGCATAGTGTGCGGTGAATATAAATTCAAAGAAGAGTTTGATATCCACACTGGACACAAAGATAACAGAGATGGTAGATGTAGGGCTTGCAAACGGGAGCAAGTTCAAGTAAGAAACGCAATAAGAAAAGGCGCACCACCAAAACCTGATGCTTGCCAGTGTTGCGGTAAGGTGTATGAACCTAGGCTAATAGTGTTAGACCATGACCACGACACTAATGAGTTTAGGGGATGGATATGTCACTACTGTAATGCTGGTATAGGCCAGCGTGGTGACACAATAGAGGAGCTTGAGAAAGCCATGCTGTATATGAGGAAACAATAAGCCAGTATTTGATATAGAAACAGACGGACTAAACCCAACAAAGATCCACGTAGTATCTTGGATGGATGACAATGGAGATGTGCAGCATACACACGACTATGTGGCTATGCGTATCTTTCTTGAGGAAGCGCCCACACTGATAGGACATAACATTGTGCGGTATGACATCCCCGCAGTAGAAAAGATCTTGGGTGTAAAGATTAGTGCAAAGCTGGTAGACACTCTGGCTCTGTCTTGGTATCTCAACTTTGACCGTGGCTCACATGGCCTTGAGGGTTACGGAGAGGACTATGGAGTGCCTAAGCCTAAGATCACTGACTGGTCAAGCCTGACACCAGAGGAGTACGCTCACAGGTGTAATGAGGATGTCAAGATCAACGCTAGACTGTGGCGTGACCTAGAGCTAAAGCTAAAACGTCTATACCCTGACGAAGATGAAAAGTGGCGTCTGATTGACTATCTCACATTCAAGTTACAATGTGCGGCAGAACAAGAGGCCCTGCAATGGAAACTAGACGTAGAGAAAGCCAAAGGTCATGTGGCAGAATGGGAACAGTCTAAGCTAGAGAAGACAGAGGCTTTGGCAGATGTTATGCCACCAGTACAGAAGTATGTCATGCGTAATAGGCCAAAGGTTTACTTCAAGGGTGACGGTAGTATGTCTGCTAATGGGGCTAAGTGGGAACAGTTATGTAAGGACCACAAGGCACCC